GCCACGGAGCTTGTGGTGCTGGACCGGTGGGGGCTTCCGGGTTCGGCTGCCGAGCATGCGGCGCGGGCGGTTGACCGGTTCGACACTCCGGCGTTGGTGGCTTCCGCACTGGCGCCAGCACCGCCACCCCCGGCGGAGGTGGTGTATGTCGATAGGCCGCCGGTGGTGTCGATGTATCGAACCGGGGATGAGGCGGTGGACAGGCCGATTGAGGTGGTCCAGCAGTTGTATGCGGCGGGTGAGGTTCCGTCGGCGGCGAGGGCCGCGCGTGTGTTGGTGGCCGCTTTGGATCGGCGGGCGGCCGCCGATGCGCAGGCCGGGTTCCGGGAGTTGGAGGAGCGGCGCTTCGCGGACGCTCCGGACGAGTTGTATGCGCGCCGGTTGCGGCGGCGGGTCAACGCGTCCCGGGCGATCACGGCCGGGTCGAGGACGGTTGAGGAACCGACCCGTCTGGACAGTTTGGGGAATCTGACTCGCGGCGGTGTGATTGTCGCGCCGCCGGCGAATCCGGTCGCGGTCGGACTCGTCCCCAACCCGCTCCTCGTCGGCGACGTGTTCATGACGTTTCTTCGGCGTTTTGTCGCCGACACCGAGGTCAGTGACTGGCCGGCGGCGTTGGAGTCGTTTAACGCGATGGCGGCGATTGTCGAGGACAAGGCCGGCATGGGAGAGGTGTTCGCCGATGCTGCGTAGCAAGATCAAAAAGCCGGTGAATCCGGCTGTTGAGGCCGAGTTCGCTCGACTGCGGGAACGGGTGCGGCCCGAGACGGCTGTGCCGGTGCCGGATGTGGCGCAGATGGTTGGGCGGGAGATCTCCCGCCGGGAACGGGAACGCGCCGAACAGGAAAACGCTTCACAGTTGGCCGCGTACAAGGGCGGCCCGTGCTGGTCATGCGGATCGACGTTCTCTTGGATCCGGGTCGAGGTCTACGCCGAGACAGGCTCCGCGGTGTATCAGGACGCGCCGGGGTGGAAGTCGGCTGGAGCTCGTACGGTGTGTTTCGTCTGCAACCAAGACCGACGCTTCGGCGGGGTTGAGTTGTCCGACACAGACTGGCGTGGCGGGGTTGCGTTGGATCTGCTGCGCGCCGCCGGGCAGGCCCGTAACTGGATCGCACCGGCGGTCGGTTCCCGTCTGGCGGCGTCCGGCGTTGCACTGTTCTGGGCGGAACACAACCCGAAGCCGAAAACCCACACCAGCGACGGGCAGATCGTCGACCGGTACCGGTTTGTTGACATCTCAACCATCGTCGCGGCGTTGGAGCCGCCGCCGCCGCGTTATGACGTTGGCGAGGCGTGTCCTCAGTGCGGCTGCCGGGACAGGTGGCTGCGCACGCCGGCCGTTGAGGAGGCGGTGCGGGTGGCCGGCCACGAGGCGGGCGACGAGACCCGCGGCACCACCCTCGACAGGATGGTCAACATCTCGTGGGGGCCGGGCACGCAGTGCGACAACTGCGGCCACTCAGTACGGTCGGGTGATCCGGCCGTTCCGGAGGGCTATTTCAGGTCCGGGATGAAGACGGATGTTTCCTGGCTGCCGGCAGCTCACGGCGGCGATTTCTACGGCGTCCCTACGAAATGAGCGTTCACCGGGTGTCAACGTCGCCGGGGACTGTGAAGTGCTTTCACCGGACCGAAGGACGACCATGATCCGCCTAGGCGGTGAGTTGTACCTGCACCCCGCGCCGGGCAGGCACAAGGCGTTGTGCCTGCCCGGCCCGAACGGCCTACATGCATCGCACCTAGCAAACCAGGAGGGACCCCGATGCCCCTGCCGCACATTGACATGTCGCACCTGCACACCGCCGACGACGTAGCAGCCGAACGGGCACTACTGATGAGCTGGCGTGAGCACATGGAAGAGACCGAGGGCGGCCTCGGCTTCCGAACGCATCGCGTCCTGGCCGTAGGAATCGAGTCTGCGATCACGTTCCGAGCCGTCGAACTAGGACTCGAACAGCACTAGCAGGCCGCCGTACGTTTATCAACACAACTGAATACAACCCAACCGCCGGGCCATCGGCACCAAGCCGATGGCCCGCGCGTGTGTGTGGGCCTCCACGGGGGTCCGCATGAGCCAGCCGATTGACACTGCCAGCGTCGAAATCGTTCCCGACTTCTCCAACTTCGCCCGCGAGACGAAGGCCGGCATCGACAAAGCGTTGCGTGGCATCGTCGCCGACGTCCGGGCCGCCTTCGGTCAGGTTGAACGCGCCGCCGCTGAGGCGGGTCGTGAGGTCGGTCAGGACTTTCAGCGGGGCGGTGAACGGGCCGAAACAGCGTTGCGTGAGGTTGCAACGACCTCGACCATCGCGATGGGGCGGGTCTCCGCGTCGGCGGGTGCGGCGGGTCTGGCGGTGTCGGGGCGGCTGACGGCGGCTGCGACGGTGGCGAAAACCGCGCTGCTCGGATTAGCCGTGGCGGCTGGGGCGGGTTTGGCTGCGATGGCCGGCTTCGGCCTGAAAGCCGCGGCCAGTCTTGAGCAGACCCAGATCGGTTTGGAAGCGCTTCTCGGCTCGGCCCAGTCCGCGAAAACGTTCATGGGGGAGCTGCAACAGTTCGCCAGCGCTACCCCGTTCGCCTTCGAAGGCGTCGCGGACGCTTCGCGGCGCATTCTGGCGTTCGGCACGTCGGTGGGTATCGCCCGCGACGAAGTGATCCCGACCCTGACCACCATCGGGAACCTCGTCAGTGTCCTGGGCCAGTCGCAGGAGTCCATCGACAGTGTTGTGCGGGCGTTTGGGCAGATGGCGTCCAAAGGCAGAGTGTCGCAGGAAGAGCTTTTGCAGCTGGGCGATGCCCTGCCCGGGTTCAATGTGAATGCGGCCATCGCCGCGGCGACCGGACTGTCCGTGGCCGACTCGTTGGAGCTCATCACCGCCGGCGGGGTGGACGCCACCACCGGCATCAACGCGCTCCTCCAAGGTATGGCCCAGTTTCAGGGCGCTGCTGGCGCCATGGAGAAACAGTCCCAAACCCTGCTGGGTGTGTTCTCCACGTTCAAAGACACTTTGTCGTTCGCCCTGGCAGATGCTTTCACACCGGTCATTCCCGAGATCAAATCGGCCCTGTCCGGTCTGACCCCGGTGCTCGAGTCGGCGATGGGGGACATCGCCCCAGCGTTGGGCGGTGCGCTGACCTCTTTGCTGAAACTGGCCGGCCCACTGGTCAAAGGGCTGGCGGCCGCGTTCGGCCCGTTGCTGGTCGCATTAGGCCCCGCCATTGACGCGTTGGCGCCCTCACTCGAGCCGCTGGGTGAGGCCTTCGGCCAGATCTTCACCGCGTTGGCGCCGATCCTGCCCCTCCTCGGCGAGTTCCTGAACGCCGCCCTGCTGATCGCCGTCCCGATCCTGCAACTCCTCGCGCTCGTGCTCAAACCGCTCACACCCATCCTGCAGTTCCTCGCGGACAGTGTGGCCCTGTTTGGCAGCGAGCTCGCCAAAATCGACTGGGCTGCGGTGGGGCAAGCGATCGGCGGTTTCTTCGTCGACGCCTGGAACAAGGTCAAAGAGTTTTTTTCGTTCATCGGTAGGGCGTTTGTGGAGTTCCCGGACAATGTGCAGATCGTGTTTGAGCTTGTCCGCGGCATCATCGTGGGCAAGATCCTTGAGGTGATCGCGTTTGTGCAAGCCCTGCCCGGCCGGATCCTGGACGCGATAGGCAACTTCGGCTCCCTGTTGCTGCAGAAGGGCAAAGATCTGATCGTCGGCTTGTGGGATGGGATCAAGTCGATGGGCGGCTGGCTGTGGGGGAAGATCAAAAGTTTTGTTGCGGACAATATTCTCGGCCCGGTTGGCCAGTTCCTGGGCATCCACTCCCCGTCGAAGGTGTTCGCCGAACAGGTCGGCCGGCCGATCGCCCAAGGCATCGGCGTGGGCATGTTGGCCGAGGTGGGTTCGCTGCGCGGCATGCTCGACGGAGTCATCGGCGACATCGTCCCCGCCGCGGGTGGCGGCAACTCGTCGCCAGCTGGGGCGGTGTTCCACATCAACCTGGGTGGGGTGCATTTCGCCGCCAACCCGACCGAGGGCGAGGCACGCCGTACCGGGCAGCTGGTCGGCGCCAGCATCAGTGCCGAACTGCAACGCCGTGCTATCGGCCTGGCCGTGCGTACAACCTGACCCCTCGTTACCAGTCGTTTTCGACTTGGGCCCGCAACTCGATAGCCAGCTGGTCGCCGGCCTGCGCCAGCCGCTCCACCGCGATGCCGCTCCGGAAACCCGACCTGTACGCCTCACGGTCGAGGTCGCCCGGTGCGGCCTGTGGGTGCCGCGTGCAAGGTATCCAGTAGCGGTGGCGGCGGGTGTGCCGCACGGCGGCCATCACGCCGCCGCGAAGCTGGGAAGCATCGCGACCGCGGCAGCGCGCCGCGACGGCGCAACCCGGCAATAGCCCTGCGTGGTGGACACCGACGCATGCCCCATCAACTGGCTGACAACTTCGATGCCGACACCGCTATCAACCAACTTCGTCCCAAACCAATGACGGAGGCGGTGAAGGTGGATTTGCGGCAGGCCAACCTTTGCCCAGTGCCGGGTCGACGCCACAGTCAACCGCTGCGGCGTCACACCACCACCGTCCTGCCCGACGAGGCCGGTCAGGACCTGCCCCGGCGGCAGATCCTTCACCGCAGCCCAAACCGCCGAATGCGTCGGAACATACCGGCTCTTGCCGCCCTTGCCGAGGCAGACGTACACCGAGTCCTCGGTCACATCCGACCGGAGTAGCCGCGCGGCCTCCCCGCAGCGGAGTCCTTCGTAGGCGCAGAGCAGGACGGCGAAACGCCAGGGCTGCTCCGGTGACAGGGCGATCGCCTGCGCCAGTTCGTCGTCGGTGACCGGATGCGGGGTCGAGTCCCCGGGCTTCGGCTTGGCAACGGCCAGCATCGGGTTCGTCGGGAGACGACCCGACTGGACCATCTCGGCGAAAAAGCTACGCAACGCGGAGTCGTAGGTGCTCCTCGTCCACGCCGCGCGTTTGGAGCCAAGCAGGTCGATGAAATCGTCCGGCCCGGCCGCGAGTAGCCCGTCGGGTAGTTGCTTGCCCATCGTCCGCAGTGCCCGCAGCCGGCTTGCGATTGTGTCTTTGCTGCGGCCTGCGCCGCGCATCCGGCGCTCATACGTGTTGAGCAGTTCACCGATGGTTGGTGTGGACATGGTGGGCCTCCCTAGCCGAGACGGTTGCCTCACCCGGCGGGCCGGCGGCTAGGGCACAGCCCGCCGGGGAGTCCTCAAACCGTCGCCCGGGCAGGACCCGCGGCGGGATCGGTGCCACTGATGTCATTCGACGCAAAAAAGCCCCCGGCCTTTTGGCCGGGGGCTTCTGTCCGTACGGTCAAACTTCGCGGGCCATCTGGGCAGCCAGAGTCAAAGCAGCGCCGAGCTCGTCCGCACTGACGGCGGTCAGCGGCACCAGGGTGCGTTTGCCGGCCCGGTCGACAGCCACCGAGATGAGCGTCGGCACGCCCGGGGCGCGGTTCAGGTCAACGATGATCCGCACTGCGTGTGTGACGTCGATGGCTCGTACCGTCCAGTGACAGGCGGGGTGGTCGGTGGTCGGCCGTTCGCACCAGCCCGCGTGAGACCGGTTCACGACCGGCCGCCGATCGGGAAGCCGGCCACACCATCCGGCACGACCTCCGGCTTTGCGGCGGGGAACGCCGCTAGGACGTCCCGTACGCCCTGCTCTGACAGTTGGGCGACGTGCGCCCAGTAGGGCAGGACTTCTCTGGCCTGGTCGCGGTTGAGGTCGCCGAACGCGCGTAGCTGCGCGACAACGGCGGCGACGATGGGGCTGCCGGGCCATACCGGCGGTGTGGAATCGTGGGTCACAGCGACCTCCATGGGGTCGTCAGGCCCGGGTAGCGGTGTTGACGCACCGTCCGGGCCGCCTTCTCTTATGTCCTGCTGGGCAGAAGAGACTTCCGTGCCCGCTGGGTCTGCACTGAGGTGCCCGCGGGCGGTACCGTGTTGCACAGCAGGGGCCGACCCGGAGTGTTGTGATCATTCCGGACCGGCCCCGCTGCGTTTCAGATCAGAGCTCGGCCGTGGCCGGGCTGACAGGGGCTACGTCCATCAGGGACTGGATTTCCTCTACCGGCGTACGGGCCGCCTGCGGCGCCCGTGGCGTGCGCTTGGTCTTCGCCTTCGCCGCCACGTTCGCCTTGCGCGTTGCCGCCGCCTTGCGAGCCGCTGCACTCCGCCGCTCGCGCTCTTCGTCGCTGACCTCGGTTCCGAAAGTCACGGCCCGCTCCATCGCGTCCATGGCTCCGAAGTCGGGCTTGATGCGCGAGGCAACAAGCTCGGCTGCGGGGATCATGAGAACCGCGAGGACGAACACGGACTTCGTCACCAGCTGCCCCGGCGCCATGAAGTTGATGGCACTGGAGGCGAGCACCGGGAAGACGAGGACCCGAAGGGCCACTCGCTTGGCCGGCTGCGCCATGCCCGGCGTACCGAGCACCTTGACGCAGAGGAAGGTCAGCGTGTCGAGTGCGCCGGGGATGAGCCACGACCCGAGGGCGGGCGTCCCGATGCTGGCGAGGTAGCCAGCCTGGTGTGAGTAGCTCACGACCATGGCAATCACCATGATCGCGGTCGCAGCCCTACGCACCCACTTGATGGTGCGGAGCATCTGCGACGCCATGTCCGCCGCGTACAACGCCGCGAACTGCTGAGCCTGGGTTTGAAGCATGGTCGTCTCCCTCGACCAGGCCCCGCGGGGTGCGGGGCGGGAGTGCAGGCGCGCCACTGAAGGCGACGGGGAGATGTCTCAGCCTGCTGCCCGGGCGCGCGTTGCGCTGCCTCACGGGCGGTGGGTTGTTCTGCGCGCACGCTGGCGCGGTTGTTTCCCGGCACCCCTCCTGCTGCCCCTTGCGGGGTCCCGGTTCCTGGGTGGTGGTCTGTGCGTCTGGAGTTGTCAAGCGGTTCTGATACTAATGGTAGCTCTATCGGGGTGGACATGCAATAGGCTACAGTACTTGTATGGTGAAGGAACCCAGAGAACTCGACCTGTACGCCCGCGTCAGCCGTGCCAGCGACGAACGGCAGCGCTCTATCACCGGCCAGGTTGAGGACTGCACGGCACGGCTGGACGACCTCAACGCACGGCTGGGCGTGGTCCACACGGACCTGTCACGGTCGGCGTGGAACCCGCGGGTGGCCCGGCCCGGCTGGGATCAGCTGATGTCCCGGCTCGAGTCGGGTGAAACCGGCGGTGTGATCGTGTTCGACCTGGCCCGTTTCTCCCGCCGCCCGATCGAGGGTGAGCGGCTGATCGCCGCGGCCGAGAACGGGCTGATGGTGCTCGACTCCGAAGGCGAGTACGACCTCACCTCCGCCAGCGGCAAGAAAGCATTCCGGGATCAGCTGTCCGCGGCGGCGTACGAGTCGGACCGGCTGTCCACGCGTGTGGCCCGGGGGAAGAAGCTGAAGGCCGCACGTGGCGAGCCGAACGTGTCCACCCGCCCGTTCGGTTTCGAGCCTGACGGGCGCACCATCCGCGAGGTTGAGGCGGCAGTGCTGCGCGAGCTCGCCGCCAGGCTACTGGCCGGCCAGTCGCAGGACGCGATGATTGTGGACCTGAACCTGCGCGGCGTGCTCACCTCGTACGGCAAGGCGTGGACCCGGGCCGGGCTGCGTCAGGTGCTCACCCGTCCGCGTAACGCTGGCATGATCGAGCACCGCGGCGTCACCGTCGCCCGGCTACCGGGTGAGCCGATCCTGACCGAGGAAACCCACGACCGGGTCGTGGCTTTGTACACCGCCCGCCGGTCGGGCCGTCCGGTGTCTGACGCCTACCTGGGATCGGGGATCGTCTGCTGCGGACTGTGCGGACACACCCTGTCCGGCCGGTCAAGGGTCAACGTGAAGCCCTACCCTGACGGCGAGGTGAATCGCCAGTACTGGTGTCAGCCACGAGCCCACGACGGCGGGTGTGGCCGGATTGCCGTCGACCAGCGCGACCTTGACCGGGTCGTGAAGGTGATCGTGTTGGACATTCTCGGAGACCCGTCCCACGCCGCCGCGGTCGAGTCCGCCGCCGCCGCCATCTCCCAGCAACGCCGCGAACTTGAGAAGGAGATCGCCGACATCGAGCACACCCTCGACGTGCTGTCCGGTCGCCTCGGCCGGCAGGAAATCAACCTGCGTCGCCACGACGCCGCCGCGAAACCTTTGGACAAGCGTCTGGCCGGCCTGTACGCGGCGCTGGGCGGCCTCGAGGCCGAACCGGCGATGGTTGTGTCGGCGGAGGTGGCCGCGGCGTCACGCGAGGCGTGGGAGGCCCGCTGGGAGGCCGCCACCACGACGGAGCGGCGGACCATGGTGCGGCAGGCGCTGCATGGTGTGCCGTTGCTTGTCGACCCTGCTGATCCGCAAAACCGCACCGTGTCCGGGCGGATACGGTTCGGCACAACCACCTGACCCGACGCGACACACCCGCCGCACACTGGCGCTTGAATACTCAACAATTTGTGCGTAGGCTTTGCGCTCAGAACCGGGGAGGTTAGGGAGAGCACCACCACCGTCAAACACGGGGAGTGCGCTTCATGACCAAACGAACCATTCGCAGGCGGCCATGCCTGATCCACCCACAGGGGGATTGAT